CATAAGCCCCTTCTTCTGCCCCGAATTTAGCTGATATATAATCATCATCCATTTTGATTTTATCATCCACTAATTCCTTATGAAGCTTTTCTTCTTCAGAGGCTATTTCTTTTTCTATGGCGACACGGGTATCTGCGTCTGTAAGGAGTTCGTTTTGATGATCTACTAAGTATTGCTTGAGGTTAGCTATGTATTGTTTATGAGAAATATCACCTCTGTCAAGGGCTATTTGTTGGGAATTCGTAAAATCTTTCCAAGCGTCTTTACGAGCATCTATTACTCTTTTCTCATCCGCTATTTTTTTATCATTTATTTTTTTCTCTACGTTTGCATATTTAACTTTTAAATCTATTAAATCATTTTCATTTATATCCGTCATTTGCAACAATCTTTCGAGAGCTTCTTTTTGTTGCTGTAAAGCATTTTCATCTAAAGATTCCATAGCTTCGGCTTTAGATAATTTCGTTAATTGTTCTTCATACTGTCCTTGTCTCGTTTGACGAATAGTAAGAGCTTCTTCAAAAGTTTCAGTTTGTTTTTCGATATTATTAGTTAATTTATTAACTCTTTCATAAGCTTCGTCCACTAAATCATTAAAATGAGAATAATATTCTTTATCTTTTTCTTCTAACATATCGTAATCAAACATAGTTTCAGTTTTTCCAGAAACAGATCCTCCGGTAATCTTTGTGACCATATGCTCTTTTTCAAATTGTTCTTTTTCTTTTAACATATCTTCATAAACTCTACTTGCTATTTCTTTTCTATCTTTCATAGCTTGAATTAATATGTTATTTTGGGCTATAAAATCTTCTTCAGTTTCCCCATATAAATTTTTCATACTTCCCTTATATTTATAAGCTTTATCTGTATTTTCAGCTAATTGCTCTGCTGTTTTTGCTAATTCTGCTCTAAATATTTTTTCTAAACTAAATGTTTCTGGATATTGATTTCTTAATTCCGTTAATCCCCCCCGTAATAATTCAGTTTCTTCTGTAACTTCTGCCATTATTTTTTGAGTTTTTTTCCACTCTAAATACCATCCGGCGCCTGCAATAGCCGCAATTATAACACCTATTCCAGCTATTGCTCCTCCTAATATTCCAAGTGTCATTATAGTAGTATTTGCGGCAAGGTTCATAGAAGCAAAACCCGCAATTGATGTTGTTACCATAGTTGCTATAGAACTTGTAGCTTTTCCAGCACCTGCCGCTATTCCCATAAAAGTAGGAGTAAATTTAGTCAATCCAGATAATAAAGCCTGTCCTCCAACAGAAGCTTGAAATTCTAACATAGACAGACGAAGTGCGATTAAAGTATTTATAGCTTTATACCCTGCCGACACTAATAACAACAATCCTCCTGTTAATCCAGCTATGCCCACCGCCGCCACTTTTATTTCTTGAGGTATATTAGTTAACATATTAACTAACCCAGTAGCAATATCTACTCCTTTTTTTATAGCAGGTAAAGCCGTCTGTCCTATGCTTTCTTTCAAAGTATCAATAGCGTCTTTTAAATTACTTAATTTACCTGCGGCAGTAGCAGATTGTCTTTCCATAGCTCCATGATGTTCTTGTAAAGCTAATAACAAAGCTTTTTGAGTTTTTATACTTCCTGCTATTAATTTATTTCCGCTCATAAATTCTGCTCCAAGAGCTTTTAATTTTGCATAAGATATACCCCAAGTTCTCTGCAACATAAGAAATCCCATTGAAGCTCCGGATAAAGCACGGGAAACTGCATAAGAGGCATCTTTAACATCCCCTCCTAAAGCTGCCGCTAAATCACCTGTTAATTGAATAGTCTCCCTCATATCATGTCCAAAAGCCCTCAGCATAACAGCAGATTGCACCAAGCCTTTTATTTCAAAAGGAGTGGTTTTAGCCATTTCAACAAGGTAATTAAACTCTTCGGTTGCTTCTGAAACAGAAGAATAAAAAGTTCCTAATTTTATATGAAGCATTTCCCACTCTTTAGCTTCTTCAATAGCGGAAGCCGCCAATCCTGTCATAGCCTGTCCTATTCCTTCGAGGACGGAAACTAAAGGAGAGAGAGAAGAGAGAGCAGATTCCATAGCGTTTAAATTAGATATGGAACTCTCTAAAGCAGAAGGTCCTTTTTTTTCAGCTTCCTCAACCGCTTTCGTATAATTTTCCCATTCTTTCGTTACGTCTGGTAATTTAACTTTATTAATATTTTCTATTTCTTTTTTTAAATCCTCAGTAACTTTTGTTGTTTTATCTATTTCCTTTTGAACTATTAGTAAATCCGTTTTCGTGGCATCTGAATCTATTTTCAAAGCGTTTTCTTTAGCTGATAAATCTTTTACATGTTCTCTTAAAGTAATTAACTTTTTATCCAAATCAATAATTTCTTTTGTGTCTTCGGGATTTACAACTTGTAAATCTACTTTTTCTTTTTCTAAAATTTTTATTTCTTTTTGTATATTTGTAATTTGTAAAGCTATTTTATTAGAATCTTCTATTATTTTAGGATCTATTTTTATATCTAATTTTTCTTGCTCTAATTTTTGTATATTTTCTTTTAATTTTTCTATTTGTTTATTTAATTTAACTATATTTTCTTGTCTCTCAGGCCAATTTTTCAATTGAAATTCAATAGTTACTCTTTCTTCTTCTAATTTATTAATAAGTTCTTGTGTTTTTTTCAAATCATCATTAACTTTTTTCAGTTGTTTTATATTAGAAGCGTTAATTTCTATTTTAGCTTCCATATTTTTTAATTTAAATAATTCTCTTTCAGTTATACGAATCTCTTCTGCTATTTGTTTAAAAAATATTAAATCATTAGGATCTGTTTTTAAATCTAATTTTTGTTTTTCTAATTTTTCTAAATCTTTTACTAATTTTTCTAAACCTATGAAATCTGCAGCTTTTGTTTTAGTAGTCACAGCTTCTTGTAAAGTTTTTATTTCAGAATTTAATTTTTCCAAAGACTGTGTTGTGTCGGCAGAAACATTTAATTTAATTTCTTTTAAAGATTCCAACCCATTTAATTTATTTTCAGTGGTTTTAATTTTATCTTGAATTTCGTCTAATTTCACAAGAGATAATTTCTCGTCTATTTGAATAGTTTTTTTCTGTTTTTCTAAAATATCTAAATCTTTAACCAACGATTTTACTTTTTCTTGTATTGTCTCAGTTCGTTCCGCCACATCTCTAGCATTTGTTATTAAAGCTACGTCTTTAAAACCTTCTAAAAGAAATAAATCTTTTTCTAAATCTTTAATTTTATTTGAAATTATAGCAACATTTGCAATAGTTTTATCCGCTTTTACTAAATTTAAATCTCGTTTTCTTTCTAAAGATTCTAATTCATTTTTTAATTTTGTAATTTTTAAAATTAATTCTTCTGTTTTTTTAGCTGTTGCTTGAGGAAAATCAAATATTTTATCTAATTTTTGTTTCTTTAATTTTTCTATTTCTTTTTCTGTATCTTGTATTTGCGTTTGTATTTTTACTAAACCATCTGAAAAACCTTTTAAAAACTTATTACTAATTTTATATTCTTTTTTAGTCAACTTTAATAATTTATCGTCAAGCTTATCTAATTTTTCTTGAAGTTTTTGTAACTCTTCATCTTTACTATTTATTTGAATATCAATAATCTCTCGATTACTCATAACGAAACCTTCCTAATATAAAAAATCATTCCATATATCTATAGTTATATCTATAGTTATAGTTATAACCATCTTCTTATCCCACTCTCTTACTCACCTTGTAATTAATCATACCTTCAGTTTCTTCTTCTATTTTTGCACCCGCCGGCAGGTCCTTATAAAAAGCCTTAACAAAATTTTCTTCCAATTTCTTTATTTGCTCCGGGGATAATTTATTCTTCTCACTCATTTCTTGTTTTCTCTCCTCTCTTGTTTTAGAAATGCTTCCACTTTGTTTTTTATCGGGTATAACAACAGCTTTCTCTTCTTCTTTTTTTTCTATTTTCTTCTCTCTTTCTTTCTCTTTCCTCTCTTCTTCCAAAGCCTCATTTATTTTCTTCTGCAAGTCTTCCGGTATACCCTTCCCCTGTCTTTTCAATTCTGCCACACTAATCATCTCTGTTTTTTTCTTTCCGTCACTTTCATATTTGCCCCGTGTTTCCTCAGCTATTTTTTGCAAAGCTTTCTCCTGTTCTTCTTTATTCCCCTCCGGACTTAACTCCTTCATTCTTTCCGAATGAAGCTCTGCATACCAAAGCAAAGCTCTCATCGTAAGTTTTTCTAATATATTATTAGGAGTTCCCCCTCCCCACTCAGAAGCAAACACCAACAGCATCTTTCCAATATTAACCACATAATCATTCTTATTTACTTCTTTTCCATCTTCCCTGGGAACCGTTTTAAAAATTTCTTCTACGTGATTTACTTTATGAATTTCTTCTAACAAAATTTTTACAGTATCAAGAGATTTTATATATTTGATAAGTCTGTTATATTTATCTTTCCCGAAGGCCAACACAAACATCTCTCTCAAAATTAATTTATCTTTCTCCCCCATACTTCTCATTTCTAAACGAGAAGTTAAATATTCGTGATATTCCAAATATAACAACAAATCCGAAGCAACGAACTCCCGGAGGAAAAACCACTCCGATTTTTCAATTCCTTCCCCGGTTTCTTCGTCAATAAAAATTCCCTTCATTTCTATAATTTTAAATTCTGGGACAAATAAATTTGTGGTTATATCTTCGAGTTTAATGTCTTTCATTAAAATTTTTTTTGCCTTTCATATTAACATATGTTCATATGGTTTTATTATTATACAATGCTATAACTAATTTTGTCCAGTTTGTTTATCCGGTGAAAATAAGAGAGGGGAGAGGTTTCCCCTCTCGTTATCTTCAATTTTTATTCGGTATCCTGAGTCTTTACCCACAGTCTGTCGCCGGCAGTTCTTGTAGAGTCTGCAAGCATAGCAAAATTAACTGTTCTTTCTGCGTGAGCAGACTTCGGGAAATCTTCTACCACGTCTCCAGCAATACTGGCTTTATAAATCTTTGTTACTTCTCTCTTAACGCCATCTCTGAGAGTCTTGATGTGCATAAGATGAACGTAACTAATGGTATTAGATCCTCCCATTGTAAGAGATTTATGAGCAGGAGTATCATAGTTGACAGCTACAGTTACCTGCTCGCCATCAGTTATATCTCCTCCAGAAAGTCTTGCAATAGCAAGAGTTCCTTCTACCTGTCCTATCTGATAATCGTCATCAACATCATATGTAACAGGAGTGGCATCCACGCTTGTCACAACCACACTGTTATACATATCATACCGGACTTCTCCAACCAACTGCCATCCGGTAGAACGTAACCACAGAGTATAATTGGTGTCGTTTGCAAGAGTAGCATTAACTGTGGTGACAGTTCCATAACCAAGTTCTACCACAAGGTCTTCGAGGGTTTTCTCAATTAAGAGAATTTCAACATTACCACTTTCTTTTACTACATCTCTCACTACATTAGACGCAGGAGTTCCTTCGTCATAATCAAGAGTTTCACGGGTTGTAGTTATCTTGACCCCACCTGTTCCACCAAAAGTTCTCATACTCTTGAACTGATTGGCAAGAGTAGTAGTGTAAGTCTGCCACAGTAAAGTTCCTGCTCCAGGGATTAAAATGTAATTTGTATCAATTACTGGCATTTTTTTCTTCCTCCTTTTTGTTTATTAAAACTTTGTCGGCTTCTCACTTTTAAAGTGCTTCGACAATTTATATCAATTTTAATTTAAAAATTAAAATTTGATTTAAAAATTTTCACATATTATCGGAAATAATTTTTTAGGAAGTATTTTATAATAAGCTCCTGTTTCTGTTTTTATATGTTCTTCTGTTTCTTTACAAAGACCCAACACCATAATTTTATTACAAGCGGTGCATTTAAGTTCTCTAAAAGAAGACATTGGTTGCATCAAATTATAACAATTTTCCATAGATTTTCCTTCTTCTTCATTAAGAACACGTCTTTGATTTCCTGTTAAAAAATTTTTATTAAATAATTCCCCACAATAAATACAATTCATTTCGTCATTACTATTATTATTGTTTTTCATATATTTTTCATTCCTTTCTTTTATTTTAATCCGTTATTCCCGCTACCTCCAACTGATGAAGCGTTGCTCTAAACCATCCCTTCGAGTCTACTCCCATCAACGGATGAGAATAACTGATATGTCGATAAGCCATACCATTACACTTTCCAGATAAATAACAATTCTCCAGTAAGGTTTTTATCATAGCTTTAGCTGTTCTTTTATTTATTCTGTCCAAATAAGTTATGTCATCATGTGTCACACATATCACAATTTCCACAGCATAATTCTTTCCACTCATAACAGAGTGGCTGCCTTTCCGGAGAAAATCTTCGTCTGCACAGTCAATTAAAACACAGGGAAAACTATCCTGTCCCAAAAGCATTGTCTCTATATTACCTAATTTTATATTAGCATCTAAAAAATCCGGAGCAGGCATAGCCTCTCCAAATTCTGCTGTGTCCTGAGCTGAATAAGAAGTGAAAACAGAAGTAACATTGGTTTGAAATTTATCTATTAACATGTTTTTAATTGCAAGTTCTATGTCTTCAGCGCAGTCGTAAAATCGCATTTCCATAACTATCTCCTCTTTAGCAACACAAATTTTCCTATTAATTCTTGATATCGTTTTCTCTGTTCGTCACTTAATCGTAAAGAAGGTTTAATATCAAAACTTTTTAAATTTAATGTTAAATCTTCGGCATAAGGAACATTTGTTCCTACAACCAGACGTTTCTTTGTTATTTTCACCATACTATCAGATTCTCTTCCAATACCACTCAAAGAATTCATCAGTCTTCCTTTAAATATCAAAGAAGTTGTAGGCAAGCCGGCTTTCCGTTTAAGTTCTATCCAATATGGGTGAGCATCAGGCCATCTTTTTCTACCTTCAAAAGCACCTTGATTTTGAAATATATTATAATTAGTCTCCCATATATCTTCTTTAATTATATTAAGAATATAAGTGAAATCTTTTACTCTCTCCAACATTTTTTTTAATTTTGTTGAAGCAGATTCATCTCCTCGGGTTATATGTTTTACGTTAAATCTTAATTCCATAACATTTCTTCCTTTATCTTCACTCTTCCATCCCCACTCTTCTACCACTCGTAGTCTATATCACTCTTAGGATCTTCTTCTTCCATATCCGGATAAACATTCCCTATCATACCGGCAAACACAGATTGCGTAGTATTACTACTAAACTCTTTCTTTCCTTCTCTGAATTCTTTTAAATGAGTTCTTCCTAAATCGCCCCAAGCTTTCCCTAACAAACTATTCCCCATATTCTGAAGATTTCTATACTTTATATTCTCCACGACTTCTGCTGTGAGCCAGTCGTTTATAAGAGCTAATTCCTGAACATCCCCAGAGTCCGTTACCGGCACCGTCACCCCTTTATTCCTCAGCACATTATTTATATAATAATACTGCTGTGTATTATACCTTTCTACTTCCGAAAGGGTTATAGGACGAGACGTTGCTGTATATTCTCCTCCGGTAGGTTTTGTCACTTCTTCTAAAGATACTTGTGTGTTATATCCTAACCAGGCCATTATAAACCCAACTCCTCTCTGTCTTTCTCCGTCATAACGTGAGTTTGTAAATCGTTTAAAACCCATAAAGGTATCCTATATTTTCTTACATTTGTGCAAAAGCCTTCATCCTCCCCGGTAGGAGTGGGGAAATACCGAATATTCCGATTATTTATTATATTAGAAGATACCAGCATAACCGCTCCTGTTACATCCACTTCGAATAAAGAAGAAGGAAAATAATCTCTTGCCCAGGATTTATTCTTATGGAAAAAATTATGTGCCCATATATTATCGTTTTTCACAAGAGCCGCTACCACATCTTTATTTGTATCTAATAAGTTGTTTAATACATCCGGCTTAACCAGAATATCTGTGTCTATGAAAAATACAAACTGCTGTTGAGTAGCCTGAGCAGTATCTAATAATAGATTTCTACAGACAGACAACGCCGGAGCAGTATAAATACTTCTGTCTACACCATTTGAATGTCTCCCGTTTCCTTTCTCCCCCATATCATTAGGAAAATTAAAGTTGTATTCTGACACTACAATACTTTTATAGAGAGTGAAATACTTCCTCCGGAAGTCTTCTAATATATCTTTTGAATTATCCTGGGAGTCATTCAGTATCCATCGGAGGGATATTCTGTCCTTCGGATAATCCAATTCTAATATATGCTGGAGATATAAAGGAAGTATCCACCCCCGGTTACGGACTGGGGCACCTATTAAAACAGTGGGATAAGGGTTAAGCATATTGGAAGACAAATGACGTTTCATTTTTAAAGGTTAACTCTCCTTCTTAAGTATTATTTTCCAGAAAGGAACTCCGTATTTTAATTTAAATTGTTCTTCCGATAAAGTTTCTTTATCCTGTTTAAATTCTTTTAAATATTCTGTTATTTTATTTCTTAAAATATCCTTGAAAGAAACTTCGGATTTTTTCTTTCCTTTACTCACAATTACTTTATATTCCTCCGGAATGTTATTTATCATTTCTTCATAAGTCTCATTTAAATTTTCAAATTCCAACATAAGATTAGCTTCATTAAAGTCTGTAAAAGTTTCTTCTAAAATAGACAATTTAAAATTAAATTTGTCAAATAATTTGGTGTATTCTGCTGAGGTGTAATATTCTTCCACACTATAAGAAGACTCTGGAAATTTACAATTATAATAAACTTTAGCAAATTTCTTTTCTAATAGAGTTATTCCGAACATTCCGTAATGACCGTCAGCTTTAACAAATCCTAAGTAATTCTTATTCGGTATTTCTAAATAAACACACCCTTCTTTTTTTAATAAAAATATAATGTTTTCCAAAGTTTTTTCTACATTTACAACGTGTTCCAAAACATCATTTAAAGTAATTAAATCAAAAGAATGTTCGAAATTTTTAAGATTTTTCTTTTTTGTAATATCCAAAGCGAAAAATATTTCCGAAGCAATTCCTTTATCTTTAGCGTTTGCTTTTGCTAATTTTAAAAATTCAGGGTTTAATTCAAAGCCTAAAGCTAAAGAAGCTCCTTTATCTAAAGCTGTTATAGGAAAACCTCCGTAGGCAGTTCCAACATCCAAACAATTTTTATTTTCTATATCCACATGTTTTTTCAAAAGATTGAAAACATATTCTCCTCTGTTGTTAGAGCTTAAGGCATATTTCCCCCACAAATGAAAATTAGGATTAATATATACAGGCAACCAAGCATTTACTAAAGCATCAAAAAAATGTTTGTTATTTTCATTTCGAGATGTGTGAAAAACAGAACATTGTTTTTTATAAATTATCTCTATCCATTTTCTCCCATTAACCTCACTTATCTGAGAAGAAATTAATTTTAAAGGCAAGTGTTTGGTTAAATTTTTAGTAGGAAACATTTCTTTTGTATTTTTATCCACCAAACTTTTTACACACAAACCTTCGTTATAAGATAAATTGTGATGATGAAGACCATAAAAACTATTATGAGAGCCTTCGTTTTCCCAAGTAACTATTACAATATATCCCCCGTATTTAGTTACTCTCACCATTTCTTGTAAAACTTGTTCGGGATTTTGACTGTGATCTAAAGCATTGTGTATCCAAGTAATATCAACGGAATTTTCTTCAAATTTCTCTGTTAATTTTTCCCCCGGACATTCTATTAAAGGATATTTAATTTCGTATTTATATTTCTCTAAAAGTTTTTTATATTCTTCCGCCAAAGGATCTACTGCAATTAATTTAGCTAAATTATATTCTTCAACATAACTTAACATAGACAGGGGACCTGACCCCACATCTAACACAACAGGTATTTCAATTTTATTATGATATTCTTCTATTAAAGGGAATAAACATTTGGGAAAAATTTCTTTCATTTTCTCCGGAGTTTTTCTTTTAATAATATCTTCTGGATATTCTCCTTCAAGAGATAATTCTTTGTTCCAATATCCAACTTCAGTTTCAAAAATTTTAGTGTAAGGCATTTTCAAACTCCTTTTCATAATCAGCAACCATATGCTTCAGCATATATTTTTCTTCTATTTTTTTCTTTCCTAATTTACCTTGTTGCTTAAAATAATCTTTATTATTATACATATATATCATCGCATTTTTTAAATAATATATATCAGGTTTAATTCCTCCGTGACAATACTGATAATGTAATTGCGGAGTTAAATTTTGTGAGTCACCATAAGGATTAGGAACAATAATTCCTATATCTCCGTTTTTTATCACATCCCTGGCGTTTCCAATTTCAGTAAGAATTAAAGGTTTTTCCCAGTACATAGCCTCCATAACAGCATTACTCCATCCTTCTATTAAAGAAGGGAGTAAGAAGCAGTCGGCTGTTTGTAAAAGCCCCGCTACTTGAGAACGTGTTTGATTTTCTCTGAAAATTACATTATTTTGCAAATCATTATTTTTTATAAAAATTTTTAAGTCGTTATAATAAACAGGCTCTAAAATACTTCCTACAAAAATTATTTTAATATTAGGAATTTCTTTTGCTATTGAGGCTAAAGCATTTAATTGAAAGTGTTGCATTTTTACTTTAGTTATACTTCCTACATTTACAAATAAATAATCATCTTCTTTGCATCTTAATTCTTTTCTACTTATTTTTTCTCCTTGAATATTATCTGTGTCCAAGCCATTCGGAACTGTTACTATTTTTTCTAAAGGAATATTAAATCGAGGGGAGAAATATTGTCTACAAGCTTCAGATACTGCTATAAACCTATCTATTTTTAAATATTCGGGAGAAGGATCTACCCAGGAATAAATATTATGAATAGTATATAAGACTTTTATCTCCTGTTTGTTATATTCATCCAACCCAAATAAAGAATGATGAGCATTGATTAATTTAAACTTTTTATTGTTTATTATTCTCTTTAATTTATCTATATTTTCATCTAATATAACAGTGGGTATATTATATTTTTTTATATCAGGAGGAATATTACCGGCTTTTTTTTCGTCTTCACAAGTAATCATTAAAGTTACATCAAATTTATTTTTATCTAAACCACACACTATATTATTAGTAGTCTGCTCCATACCTCCTGTTCCGAATGTGGGGATTGTAATAGCTATGGGTATTTTACTTTTTACCACCACATCACTGCTTTCTTTTTTCTTTTTTATTTCTTCTCTTATTTTTCTGTCTTCTTCTCTTACAATTTCATTGGTATTCATAATTCCTAATTCTCTGTGATTGGAATTCAGAGAATCGGGGTGAACTCTATATAAATATAAAAAATCTTTTATGTGCCCAATTTCTGTCACTCTTCTCATTCTAAGCCAATAATCCAAATCTTCTGCACCAAAATATTTTTCATTATATTCTCCTACCTGCTCAGCTATTTCTTTCCTATAAAGAAAGGAAGCTCCTATAAAATTATCTTTAGTATCACAGAAATTTTTCTCTGTCACTTCTTTCGGTAATATCACTTTACTTTTATCTTTAGGATCTGTTCTATTCCAACATCTAAAATTAGTGTCTAATAAATAATCCCCTTTATCATCAATTAAATAATAATTAGAATAAACCATCCCTTTATCAAAATTATTTTCTTCTTGGAGATAATTTAAAAGTTTCTCGTATTGCTCCGGTAAAGATATGTTATCAGAACTGGTCCAAGTTAAAAATTCTCCCTTTGCTTGTCTAAAACCCGTATTCAAAGCTGCTGGCAATTTTTTATTTATCTGATGTATAACAATTACTTTAGGATGGTTATAATATTCTTTTAAAATTTCTTTTGTTTTATCTGTAGATCCATCGTCTACTATTATCAATTCTATATTTTTATACGTCTGATTTAAAATAGAATCAATAGAAGCTCTGATATATTTCTCTTGGTTATATACAGGTAAAACAACAGAAATCAAAGGATTTTTTATTTTTTCAATTCTCACATTTTGTTTTTCTTTTTTAACTATTGTTTTCTTACGAGATTTATTAAACAATTTCTCTTCTATTAATTCCTGTAAGACATCTACTCTTTTTTCCCAACTATTATTTCCAGCAGTTTTTATCCTCTGCAACTTTAAAGCGTCTCCTTTTTCATTTAATGCTTTTTTTATGCCTTCGCAAAATTCTTTTTCAGTATCTCCGTAGTATAACAATTTTTGGTGTTTATTTACTTCCGGCATATGGGAAGTAGCAACTATAGGTTTTCCTGCTGCAAAAAACTCATACATTTTTAAAGGATCTACTGATATAGAAATATTATTTTTTAAAAAAGGAATTATACAAACGTCGCTTTGATGTAAATATTCTGGCAAATTTTTTACTTCTATATGAGGAATATATGTATAATTAAATTCCTTAAAACCACATTCTAATTCTTGTCCAATAAACACAAAATTTGTATCTTTCATTTTTCGTATAACATTTTTCATTAGTTGTAAATCAAACCAATAAGAATGAGTACACCCATAATATAAAACAATAGGTTTCTTTTCATTTTTAATCTTTAGAAAAGATTTATTTAAATTTCTACCCGGTTTGTAAATTTTAAACAAATTGAAATCACAAGCATTATTTAATAAATAAGTTTTATTTTTAAAAGTTTCTTCTAAAGAATATATCTTATCACATAATTTATCCGCCACACATAAAATCATATCTGCTTTATCACACACTGTTTTTAAATCTTTCTCCCATTCTTTGAAATCATCTAAGTAATGAAATATATAAGCAGAAGTATTTAAATCAGAATTTACAGAGTGACTCTTTGGAAGTGTATTGTAAAAAATTATTTTTTGTTTGCCTAGTTTTCTTTTTAATTCGTTGAAATTATAGCAAATTTCAAAGCCATAATCACTTTGCTGTAACCACTTATCTTTATTATAATCTTGAGCTACATCACAAAATATACTCCTAACACCTCTTTGAGAAAATTCCTTTAAAATTTGATGAGGTGTTTGAAAAAAATGAGCATGTCTTACTATAGGAGGATATATTAAAACATAATCTTGTATTTTCATTTGTAAAAATTTTCCTTTTTATTTTTTTTAAAAGACTCCGGGGGCGGCCGTCCCCCGTCATCTTATATAAACTTCACCCTACACACAAAACATTCTATTCCTTATGTAGGTACATTTTCAAGAACATTATAAACTACAAAACCACATCTGGCAGATATAACCTCAAGGGTGTAATCAAAACCAAGCTGCACAAAAGTGGTGTCTTTTACTTCATCATACCAGGTCTTTACTTTCAAAGGTTCGTGTTCATAGCAGTGACCCATACTGGATTTCCACAATCCGGGATTTTTCTCTACATAAGCCAGGAATATGTAATTTCCAAATAAGAAAGAATCGCTGGTAGCAGTAGCACCTTCTACGCTGCTGTCGTAAATAGAAAGAGACCTTACTATTTTAAGCCCATTCCAGGTATCAGGAAGAGTGTCCTGAAGAAGATCCTTCACATACTGATGTCTCGCCTTTTCCTTCGGATGGTTTGCAATAACAGCTTCTGTATCCGGATTTATTACCATAACATTCGGATATTTACCACAAGCCTTCAGCATTTTTCTCTTTAAAAGAGATACAATGTAGAAAGGATCTGCGTTGGTATAATCATCCATATACACATAGTAAGGGTTGGTAGAAGCATTGTAAGTTGCAAGTGTCTGGCAATAAGACGCAAATGTAGTACCATAATCTGTGATAAGGTCTATAGTTGCTTTTTCTTTTGCAAGAAGCATACTCTCAGAAAGTTCCTCTGTAAGGTCCGATATAGGAGATATAGGAGATACCGCATTTTTCTGAAATTTCTTCGGGATATCCCCACACAAAGCATGTTCATCTGTCGAATACAGATGTTTTGTCATGCTGTAATCAATCTTGGCCGCCGGAGTACCTGGCGCTCTCAATGTTTCTTTAAGCCTGAAGTTTTCCCTACCCTTTTCAAAATAGTAACCGGTATCATTTTTACTTGGAAGTTTAGGAAATACTTCGTCGGCTATAAAATTTTCGTTTTTGTAGGCAATTGCTATATTAGTCAGTATTTGACTATATTTTACTTCGGAAAGTCCGGGCATTTAGTTTCCCTGCTACTAAAAACATAGACAATTAAATCAATTAAATTCTATATACTTTTTGTCTACATTAGAGTCTTTCTCATTCTTCGAACCCTCTTTTGCCGGGGCTACTTGAGTTTGTATGGTTCTCCAGAGACATAAAATTCCGACTAGCCATCGGTATTCGCACAATGCGCTGGTTCTTTTCTTTTGTAATATATCTTTTGTTACTTGGTTTTCGTAACATATATTACTTTTTTTTAAAGCTAATTGACTCCGTTTGACTTTATTTATCTGCGTTTTTAGTAACAAGTTTTCACCTCCTTTTTATTTAAAATTTAAAATTAAATACTTCTGTATTCGGGTCTGATATTAAAGTTCACTCTTTCACCTGCGGCTCCGGTTGTAGCTGTTTCTGCTCTACCTATAACGTAAGTAGCCGAAGGCGTGGTCTGATCAGCTTTTGTTACTCTACCAGCAGTATCTCCAATTTTCACATAGTCTCCTATAGAAATAGCTGTGCCTGTAACAGCGTCGGCAGTAGCTCTCCCGGATACCTGTATAGAACCTTCTTTTCCATCGGCAATTTCGTCGTATACAACTACTCCGATAAAACCATCTACTCCAGCACCAGATCCATACTCCACAGAAGAAGCGTAGGATTCATCCAACACAACAGCCCTGTATCTCTCTATAGTAGCACCGGAGTTATTTTTATAAGATAATACCTGGGTTTCATTAACCATTTCTTTGTCCCTCCTTTTTTATACTTATATGAAAATTTAAATTTTCATTTAGTCTTTATAAAATTTAATGTTATATTTCTCGTCACTCAGTTTGATTGTAGCATTTTTCAAACTCATTCCGGTCTTTTCAGAAAGTGCTAAAGCTTCTGCTGCTAATTTCATAGCAGGATCAACATCTACAGGAACAGTTCCGGAACCTTTTTCAGAAAATTCCACTGCTGTAGGAAACTGAGAGAGAATTTTTGTCTTATAGAATTTTTCCATTCCCCCGGTTTTCTTCACATTCTCCGAAAGGCAAAGGGTATTTTCCTCTGTTTCTCTGTCTATTTTTCTCAACTCTTTAAGAAATTCAATCTGAGTGGGAATATCTTTGGGTAATATTTTTCCATTGTCGGCCATCTCAGAAAGCATAAGATTATCTTCTTTTACTACTATAGCTTCCTGCATAAGAATATTCTGCTGTTCTGCAAGTAACAGTGCTTGGGCCATCTGATTATAAGAAAGTTTTAAATCTTCTACTTCAGTTTTCAGCCCCACATAGTTTTCATTTTCATTTTCATTAGGCATTTCTTTTTTCCCTCCTTCCGATTCTTCAGATGCCTTTAACACCGAAGATTTACTATCCGGTATGATAAGTTTAGGAGCAACCATAGCAGACATAGCTGCTTTTTTAGGAGCAGACAGTATCTTTTTTATTGTCTGCGGAATAGTTATTTCCTCAGAAGCTTCTATTACTTCAGTAGCCATTTCCGGAACTTCAGCACCAGCAGGTTCTTCAATTATATCTGCGACTTCTTCCGGAACTTCCCCTTCCTCTTCTCCTTCGCTCTTGGCTGAGAAGGAAGAAAGCATGTCTGTTAAAAGCCCTACACCTTCTTTGAAGGCTTCTACTTCCGGATCAACCTGCGCCTCAGGAGAAAGCATATCTTTATTACTTTCAAGAAGCGAATGTAAATCCGACAGGGCTTTGTTAATTTTCGCCAATTTTCCCATATTATTAATTCCTCCTTTTTTATTAATATCACTTTTAAATTCTCCCGAAGGAGATTCTTTAAAGTCTTCTTTAAAATCACCGCCTTTAAATTCTTCGCTAAATCCTGCTAATATAGCAGAAGAATTTTTTATACGAGGCCCGTTGGTCAAAGTTATTTCTTTGACAACAGGACCATACCGCTTTTTTGTTTCCGGATCATAATAATTAAAATCTATATTAGGGCTGCTGTACCCAAACTGCCCATCTTCTAAAATATCTTTTCCCCTTTTGTTATACTGAGGTTTAAACATTAAAGCTGTTTTCTCTGCGTTTTCATAAACATCATATACCCATCCATAAGTGGGATTATCCGTAGAATGTTTGTCTACTATAGGTATTTTCTGTCCCCTCACATTCTTCTTTATATTTTCTAATACCTTAAGCCTCCACTCCCGGGTGACATTCCAATTCAATTTTAAATCTTCAAAAAACCAATTACCGTCTCTAAACAAAGTAACTTCATCTTTTAATTTATATTTACCCGGGGTTTCTTCGTCTACCATATCCCCCGGCAACTCTTCTTTTTGTCCTTTTTCTTGCTCTGTTTTCTCTATTTTTTCATCTTCTTCTTTTATATTTTCTTTTTTCATATCTTTATCCCCCATATTTTCTTGAGAAACACCCTCTTCTTCTTCTTTTGTCTTTATATCTATTACCGGAAATATAGGAGCCGGAAGAATTCGGGAACTCCCCTCTCCTGATACAGGAGAAGGTGTGACGGGAACTCCGGCAGGATTTTCAGGCAATTGCGCCGGACCTCTTGTTAACTCATCTGTTATCTCTTTAGGAAGTCCTACTATAGGAGATAAATTCTTCATAACCCCCGGAGTTATTTTAGAACCCGGTTTACTCCAAGAATCTTTATAACTTTGCTGCCGGGGATTAGAGGCGGATTTCCAACTTCCCCATTTCTCCGGTTCTGGTTTTACTTTATCTTCTTTCTTCGGCCTTCCTCTTTTTATCTCTTCACCTATCACAGCGCCTTCTTCCCCGGATTTCGGGAATTTTCCCGCCGCCATCTGCTGTCTACCATAATATTCCATCTGTCCTTTTTTTCTCCAAGCAGATTGCCTATCGTTAAACTCTCCTACTTTTATTCCATTACTGGAGAACACTTCAAATTTCCCTGTGGCCGGATTTTCAACTACAGTTGCCATTTATTTTCCCACCTGTTCTACCTGGCCGGATTGATTTCCCCCAGGTTGATAAGATTGCTGATTATAAGAAGATTGCTGGTTATAAGAATTAGGATTATAGGAGTTTCCCTGATAAGGAGACTGTTGAAAAGAAGATTGCTGTTGATATTGCTGTAAAGCCGGCTGTAATAAATTTGATCCGCCGGTTTCCATAAGAGCATCCATTTGCTGCTGAACTATTTCTAAAGCCTGTAAGCTCAATTCTTTCTGTGCTTTAGTTCTATCCGGATAATTAAATATTTTTCTTAATTCGTCTTCTAAAAATCCTTCTTTATCCGGAGTCAACAAATTACTCCTCGCTAAAGTTTGTGTTATCTCAGCAAATTCTTTCAAGTCTCTTATTCCTATATCTTTCACATATAACTCTGGTAAATTATCTATTTCATTGAAATTATAAGAAAGTAATTCCGGTATTAAATATTTGTTAAAAACATCGCAAACATCCTGAGCTATAGCCTTCAGGCTATTCATAAAAAATTCTGATTGATCTTTCGATAAAGAAAAAGACCCTACTCTCGCCTCTCCTATTTTAAGGAAGGAAGCAAGGGCACACTGAGCTATTTTTGTTTCGTGATGAGAAATTAATTTCTCCAGAGCATCTATATTAAATTCTCCCTTAACTAAATGTAATTTAGCTTTTGGGGGAAGCAAAGCTCCTGCGTATTGATGAGCTCTAAAATTTTTCAGAATTTTAACAAACTCTGCTTTTACTGTGGCTCTGTCAGGAGTACTTAATTCATAATAATTCTCCGGATATTCAATAGCTGGAAAACCCAAACTCATTCTTTCTGCCCCTATCATTCCGATATTATAAAATATTTTAATAGCTCTCCAGTGACCATATCCGGTTCTAAATAAAGAAACACCTTCTATATTATCCCCTTCCTGGTCGTATGTGAAAATCAAAAGTTTTCTAATTGGAAGAAAAACTGTATCATATTGAGTACTATCTCCTTTGTTAAAATAGGCACTTTGCTCTAATCCTGCTATTCCACCCTCAGCATCAAAATGAACTTTATCTATTGTAATAGGATGTCGTGGGGCTAATTTTTTAAGGACTATCCAATCTCCGCCAAATCTCCATCTCTTCCAATTTTTACTTCTTGTAATTATTTTTTCAAAAGGATAGAGCCCGTATGCAATACACTGAAGAATTTCATTTACAGTTTTCCCCCAGGAATTACTCATCGAATAAAATAAATTACGTTTAACAAATTCTGCCTGGAATTTATCTACCTCAGAACTTCCCCCGGGCTTAATCAACCATCTTCCTCCTATTATAGGAAGAGTGATTGCTTTTAAAGTAGCTCTCGCCATCGCAGAGCTTCTCTTCATTTTGTCATATTCTTCGAATTTTTTTGTTCCCTGAAGCTCGGTTTGATATTCATATGTTTCATACCCGCCAGAAAAATAATCACCAGTAGATCCTATTTCTGTAAAATCAATTACAACTTTATCTTTCCTCGTTTCTTCCAATTTCATTTGTTCTTCGATAGATTTAATATTACTCATAACAACCTCATTTTATTCCCTTATTTAAACACTTAATTAAACACATACATTTTTTCATCTTCTGTGTACTCGTTATTTCCACCAAATATAAAATTAATTATTTTATCCGGTATATCCTCCGGGTCAACCTGTTCAATTTTATCCAACCCATAATAACCTGTCTTAGGATTTCCAAACATAGGAATTTCAAATCTTACATAACTTATCAGCATTTCTAAACAATCAAGAAGGTCGTCGTGTTTACCCGTTGGAAACATTTTATATTCTGTTACCAAGTCTTCCATTTCTTCTAATATCCACAGCTTTCCCCACTCTATAAAAGGTGCCATATCCATTATACGAGACTGTTTACTTTTTCTGGTCCTCGTAATCTGTCTAAAGGGAATGAAAATTCCTATAGCTGTAAGAGTTTGGCGAATAGCTTTTTGAAAAGCAATTTCTTCTATTAAAAATAAATCCGGAGAAAACACCTGATTCACTCCCACTATTTTTTTATACTGCTCTGGTATCAAAATTTTCTCCCTTGATCTCATTCTTAACAAAATATTTTTTGATATCGTCACATCAGCTACAAAGCAAGCGGTATAATCGGACCTCTTATCTCCAATTATACTTTCGCCTGTAGCAGGGTCTATTGCCGCCAATCTCTTTATAATAGGCTCCCCTCTGAAATAATATCTCTTTGTCTTTTCGTCAAATATAACATCTTCTTCTTTATAATATTTCAACCAATCTGTTTTAAAAATTATTTCTTTAAAAGGTACCGGAGTCTGCTGATATTTAGATTTCCAGCCATAAGTTCCTGTGGTAGTTTTAATAGCCTGAAGAGAAATATTTGTAAAATGTTCCGGCCACAATACCTCTCCCATTTCTCGTTGAAATATATCTCTTTCTTTCTCCTCTTCTTCTTCGATTATAGCCGGCATACAAATATATTCCCACTGTTCTCCATCTCGTTTCTTCGCATCTTCTAATAATCTGCCGATTAAATCATCCTCACACCATCTTGTCATTACTATTATAATCACACCATCGGGAGTCATACGAGTTCTGAGGTCTGATCTATACCACTCATAAATAATATTCTTACGAGTCTCGCTGTTGGACTCCTCGGCATTTTTAATAGGATCATCAATTACAGCTAAGGAAGCTCCTCTGCCCATTATAGGACCTCCCACGCCGGCGGCAGTCATAGCTCCGTTTGTCTCTGCAATTTCCCACCTGGCTATACCCTGCCTCACATCAGACAACTTAACTCCAAAAATATCTTTACCATGTTCCCTTAAAGCTTCTCTATTATTTTTTGAAAAGTCATACGCTATATCTGCTCCGTATCCTCCGATTATAACTTCCTTCGTGGGATTTCTACCCATAAACCAGGAGGGAAAATAATTTGTTATAGTTGTAGACTTGGCATGTCGAGGGGGCATACTCACCATCAACCTTGTTATTTCTCCTCTTTCTACTGCCTCTAATTTTTTACAAAGCAACTCAATATGTTTTCCGTGTTTGAACACTCCTCCGGGAACTTTAGCAACCATTTGCAAATAAGTATAATAATCTTTTTTCGCCAGCAACTGTTTTTTCTTTTTCAAAGAAGATTCAATTATAGCCTCTAACTGTGAGGTAGACATTTGCTCTAATTGATGTTTCATATCTAATCCCAATTGTTTAGCCATTAATAATTGCCTCTTCTCTTGTTTCTTTTATCTCTGTTATCAAAGGTAAAGCCAAAGACTTGGAAACTTTATTTTCTTTCACACTTAAAAGCTTTAAAGCCTCAGTTAACAAAGCATCTAACTCTTCCTCTGACTTAGCCTTCTCCACCACTTCATTCTCTTTTACTTTTATACTCTGCTTATACCAATCTCTAACCTTCACATATTCCCCTTGCACAGCAAGCACATCTTTTATATGGATATCTTCAAAAGCTCCGGCGTTATCTACGTGTTCAACACTCTTCTTATACAATTTAGTTGCATTACTTATCACTTCATCATCAGGAACATACAGAGTAGACCTGTAAACGTATTGATGGTAAAGCTCTGTTAAATCCATTAATATACCTTTAACAACAGACTCGTCTACCCTATTTAAATCTATTCTATTTAACAACCAGTGTTTAATAACTTCTACCGGGCACCCCCAACACCTCGCTATATTAGACACACCAAATTTAAAATCATTTAAATCTGATATAATTTCCAAGTCTGTCTGTGAAAAAACACTTTTTATAACGTAAATACCCCTAATATAATCAAATAAAGGATGAATACCTGGGGAAACTTCCACCTTTTCTTCCTCAAATTCTTCACCAAATTCATCTGTTTGTTTCTCAAAAACATTAATTAACAACGGACAATTAAATAAAAAATGCTCTACGATTTTAATTTGATCAAAAAAATATCCGAATTTAACAGCTCTTTCATAAAAATCTTCAGTTAGTGATTCCAAGTTTCCTCGAACCGTTATAAGAGGCATTAAACTTTTTAAAATTAAATAAAAAGCCTGTTGAAATTTTTTAGCTGCTTTATCTCCGGCATCAGTGTGATCAAATTTTTTTCGAATTTCTTCTATATATTCCAAATAATAAATAATAGTTTTATCTTGAGGGGAAATTATATCGCCTTCTACAGCAATATTTTCTTTATCAGGGGTGTTTTGAGTAATTTTGACTTTCATATCAAGACCTCAAAATCAAATTTTCTACATCTTTAGTAGGCTTTTAATGTTTAAATAATACCAAACTTATATTTAAAAGTCAAATTATTTTCAATATTTTTAAATAAAATGTTTAAAATTTCATCTATACTAATAAAAATAAGTATATTTAAACATTAAAACAAATTTTTGACAACATATTTTTTATCTGATATAATAAAAATATGAAAACCACAGATAATTTGTCTAGAAAATCAAATATAAAACCCGACCATTCCGGTAATATAAACAAAATTATTTCTTTATATAAGAAAAATCCGGAGAAATACACCCTCTGCTCCCTGGCAAAACAGTTTGGAATAGCTAAATCCACACTGTCTTATCACTTCAAACAAAGAAAAATACCCCTTCCGTCTCGTAATACCAGATATACAGAAGAGGATAAACAATTATGGGTGAAACTTTTTAAAGAAAAAGATTTACCCCCGACTCATATTGCAGAGCATCCGGGGGTAAGAGCTTCTTCCGTAACTATTAGGAATTATTTGAAGAGTGTAAATCTGCTTTAATTTATTTATATATTTTTATCTGTTTATTTACAACTGTCATTCTGTTCCATTATATAATTTCACCCCCATATCTCTTTTTCAAATTTTCCTTATACTCTAAATATTCTTTTGTGTTTTCTCCTTGAAAATTATACAATTCAAATCTTTCCTGAAATATTAAATTTAAACCCTCGACATCCCTAAAAGCATTTAAAAAGAAAATAGTTTCTTTCACACAAATTTTTCTTAAAGCTTCTTTTAATCCTTCAGCAAAACAAAGATTAAAAAGCATTAACTCTAATAAACGCAAAGCTTCTTTCAATTTATTAGAAGCATAGTAATTACTCCCATCTTCCTCCGCCGTCATACATCCTCTGCATATAAAACAAAGAGGACTTTCATCTGTATTAAATTCTCCTTTGCAAACAGCGCAGTTAAAATTTTTTCTGTATTCATCTATATTACCTGTTCCCCCACAAATAAAACATTTATTGCTGTCAAAATTTTCTTTTTTTGCTCCCATTAAATTTTCAATTTCATCGCTTAATTCGTATAATAAATCTCTTTTTTCTAAATATCCTTCTACATATTCTTTTGAATCTCGTAAAGCATCTATTTTTTTATAAAGTAAATTTTGTATTCGATTATAAAGTTTTTTCTCTTCTATCTCAGAATTATTTTCTTTCATTTCAAACCTCCCCCGCAAAAGCTCTTAAGTAATCCAAACTCAATAACTTATTACTCTCGTCTACAATCCTCTCAGCTTCTTCTACACTGTAATTCTCCAATAACTTCCTAATAATATCAAACATCCTTTTATCTATTTCCTCCCTCTTATCTACATCCTTCTCGTCTGTAATAAACACCAGACACTTTTTCACCAATCTTAAAATATCCAACTCTCCTTTAAATTTTAACCAGGCCTCTTCCGTTTGTTTTTCCGACCAACCAAATAAAAACTTTCCTATCTGTTTATAATTCCTTTCATCCCTTTCCGTTAAGCTAAAATTTCCTCCTTCTCCTAATTTCGGAAAAGCTTCCTTCATTTGCTCATGGCAATAATCTAAAAACCCTCCTTTTGTAAAAGTAGTTTTTTTAGATATGTCTTCTAAATCTTGTAGAAACAACAAATTTTCTTCTTTAGATATACCTTCCATTTCATCATCTCCTTATTTTTTTAAAACATCATCATCTGTTTATCCTCATAATTACACCACAAACACTCCACCCTCCTCAAACTCTCCTCTTTCCCCTCTTCCCTATTACCCTTCTCCTTCTTCTTACTCTCCTTACTCCCTCTTCCACTACACACCTTTGTCTCTCGGGTATACTTAACCCACCCCTCCTCTTCTCTTAAATATTCCTGATACAAATCACAATCGTATCCACTTACAGCCACTTTCCCTCTTACCCCACAGACCTTCTCCAACAGCCTTCTATGCTGTTCCTCTTCCATCTCGTATACATAACAACACTTATCTACCCTGGTAGAATGAACATAAGGAGGATCACAATAAAACAAAGTTCCCTCACTGTCGTATCTATCTAATATAGAAAGAGCGTCATCACATTCTATTTGAACCTGTAACAATCTATCACACACTTCTTTTAATTTTGGCATACTATTTAACCAGCTTGAAACATTACTGCTCTTCCCACACCTGCTCTGTGTTACCACATATCTCCAGCCTGTCTCGGTTGCTCTTTCTAAATTTGTTTCCCGGACCTGACGGATTTTTATATAAAATAACCTCGCTCTCTCTATATCTGAAAACTCCTGGGCTTTATCTGATATAGCAACATTATATTCCTGCCGTGACACCGGAGTTAATTCCAATAAAGAAATCAACTCCTCTCCCCTGTTCCTCAACTGTTTAAAAAAATTAACTATCTCGCCGTTTAAATCGTTATAAATTTCTACAGGACTTGGATCTCTGTTTATCATCACTACTCCACTTCCGCCAAACACATCCACAAAAGTATTTGCTTTCGGAAGAAGTGGGAGCAGCCAATCAAGATGAATAAATTTACCACCATAATAAGGAAAAGCTAAAAGTTTTTTATTATTACTTCCCATCTGTATCTACATCACTCGCTTTCTTACATAAATTACAGGCATAGTCCCGGCAAGTTTCCTGTTTATATGTTTCCGCAGCTATATTAGAACATATCCCTAAATGATATTGCCTTTTCTCTGGTAAAGATTTCCAATATATACAATACTCACATTCTATTATCTTCCACATTTTTCTAAACTCTCTTTTAATAAGTTTTATTAGTAAAAGTCAATCGTATAGCTTCAGGAGAATCTTTGCTTATTTCCCAATCTTTGTCTTCAAATATAATAGTCGAAGACTGTTGTGTTTCAGAATTTATTTCAATATAACAAGGTTCTCCATCAGCATTAAAGCAATTAACCTTTACTTTTTCTAAAGTATTCATTATTCTTCAGACACCGCTTCTTTAAAAGGTTTGAAAAATAATTCTATAACAGTGTCTAATAATTTCTCTTCTGATTTCTGCAAAGCTTTAGCCACTCCTAATAAAGTAGCCATCCTCAAATCCACTTTTGTATTCTCTAATTTCCAATACTGCCGAATTTCCATATCAGCTAATAAAGCCACCTCCGTCTGCGTCAGCTTAAGCTCTTGCCTCCGTCGCTTTATTTCCTTAGAATAATCAATGCCTAAACTATCTAATTTTTTTTCATGTTTGGTTTTTTGCATTTTCACTTTTAGTTTTTTCATTTCAGCAACCCTTTCTTTTTATTTTTTTTATTTTATTTATAATGCTACTTTTATAATCCCATGCTCCGACTTTTTAAACATCACACTCTCCCCATTGAACCTTCCTATCACTTCTTTTATCCCGGCATTTTTTATTAATTTCTCGCACATAACACAAGGAATTGCTTCCGGTAATAAATCTTTTGTCTCGGGACAAATCCCGCAAACATATAAACAAGCTCCTATACATCTTTCTCTACCAGCATTTATAATAGCATTTGTCTCCGAATGAATCGAGGCACACATCTCATAATTCTTACCGGAAGGTATATTATGTTTATTTCTCAAACATTCACCAATATCACAACAATTAGCCTCCCCCCTCGGACTCCCATTATATCCCGTCCCCACTATCATATCATCTTTCACAATGACACACCCGTAACACCTTCGAATACAGGTAGACCTCATAGCTACAGCCTTCGCTATATTCATATAATACTCATGTTTCTTTAACCGATTTCTCTCCCTCATCCGTTTCTGTATTTCCATATCAGCCACACTACTCATTATTCTCAATTTCTCCTTCCTCTAATATAGAATTTTCTTTGTTAAAAATATCATATAATAAATTTTTTGCGTGTATATGGGTTAACTCCAAATATTTTTCAAACAACTTTTTATGTAAATCTTGCTCCGCCGCTTCTTTTGAAATAAACCCACTCCCTTTTATTCCGTATCGAGGGCACACATAATAAGCGTGACCAAAATTATCCACTGTAATTTCATACATTACATCCCGGCTTAAATGAAGTTTAGTCAAAACCATTTTTCCATCCGTTTGTTTAGTTATACTTTTTATAGTATTTAATCGACACATATACCGGGACTCTCCTGAAGTATCATTCAAAATTTTTTCTTTTCCTATTTCTTCTTTCATTTAAATTTCCTCCCTTTTAAAAGTATCTTCTGGTAATAAAACATAATATCCCTTTCTTACTCCTAAAATCATTTTCTTATTACACCTCGAACACTTCATATATTTCAAAAATCTTGAAGAAGAACTTTCTTCTATATCACAAATATTACATATTTCTTTTAAAGCAATTTCCTCCGGGACACACTCTTCTAAAAGTTTTAAAACTTTAGCCCCACAATACAAACATTGAAAATCCTCCTCGTTAAAAATTTTCTGCATTTCTTTATATAAACGAGGACTCAAAACCATGTGATCCGGACATTCTATCACTATTTCTGTTTCATTAAACAACTTTTTTGTTATGCTGATACTATTTACTCGAATGTATTGATCATTAAATTTAACAAAAATATGATAGAATTTTCCTATAAAACCTTCCTCTTTTTCTTTTTCTTCCTCCACATCAAAAAAATAAGATTCACTTATCAAATCCTTTTCTTCTTCTTTCATTTAAATTTCCTCCTCTTCTTTCATAAATCCATCTAATTTCTCTCCACTATACTCACAAAACTTTTTTATTAGTTTATCCAACACTTCTATTTGTCCCTCCGCCTGTATCATTCTAATAAAAGCTTCCTCTCTATCCTTCAAACACTCCTCTCTTTTTATTCTGGTTTCTAATATATGAGGATTGTCTCTCTCTTCTATAGTAGGATATATCTCTTCTTCATTAACAGCGACTTTAAAATTTTTACAAGAACTCAATACCTCAACAACATTTTTTAATTCCTCTACTTTACTCTCTAACTCTGCGTTTTTCTCCCCGGCTTCCTCAAGAGCATCCTGATATTTCTTTATCTCTAATAAATGCAACCCTTCTCTCATTCTTTCCATATCTAGATAAACTTTTGTATGATCTTCTAATTTAGAAATTCTTTCCCTTTCAATTATTAAACAATGATAACATATTCCATATTTTTCTCCTTCTTCTGTTTTATCACAAGAACACCTGAGACTTTCTAACGTCACTTCATCCGGTACCAATAAACTTAATATCTCTTTTGCTTCTGTTGAATATTCCGTCTCTTCTAATATTTTTCTCCCTTGATATTTCATTATTCACACCCTTCTTTCTCAATATGAATTATATTTAAATCTTGTTTCATTGAAATACAAACCCCTCCCTCTCCTTCCAACCCCCTTTCTATTACAAAAATCCAATACTCATTCCCCCACTCTAAATGCAAAACAGCTTGCCTTACTGTGAAAAAATTATATCCTTCTTTCTTTATTTCTTCCTTCTCTTCCTATCCTTCTCCCTTATACACCACTTACATTCCCTGGAAAACCCATCCCCCACTTTCCTCCTCATAAAATATCTCTTATGTCTCTCCGGGTACTTCACCCCACAACTAATACACGTCAACTTTTCTTCAGCAGCCTCCTCCCTTCTAACCCTCTTTATCTCTTCTTCCTGCAGCCTTCTTTCTTCCTCCTGTCTTTCTTGTCTCTTAATAAAAAACTCAGGATCTCCTAACATTTCATCTAAAGCCTCTAACATCCTCAGTCTTAAAAAATGAAAACAAGATTGAGTTTTTATAGCTGACAATATCCCCCGAGAAGTTTGTCGATTATACAGAGTCAAAACCTCCTTCCTTAGTAGAATAACCTTAATATATTATACTGCTTTTTGAGTTTAAAGTCAATCTTTTTGTTGAATTTTTAATTCATACTAATAGGAACTATAAGAATAATATCTCCGATTTCTTCAGGAAATTTCTTTATTATCTTTTTTGTCTGTTTCTCACTCTCTTCCATTTCTTCTTTTGTAACCTCTCGCTTTCTAAACTTTTTAAATATATTACCGGGGTGTCCATAATCGGTTAGATTACTTTCTTTACTTTCCAACCAATCATTAAATTCTTCTTCAAACATTCTTAACCCCTCTCTTCTAAGCTTTCTAATACGTGATCTTTCCATCTCGCCTCTTCCGCTTCTAATTGCATTTCTAAAACATTTATTTTTCTTACCAATTCTGTAAAAGTATTCTTCATATTATTATAAGCCGATTTATGAATTAAATAAAAATCTACCATATTAAATACTGCAGGAAACCCTATTAATTTCTCAGACTCAGACAACATTAAAACCTCTCCCTTTTAATAAATTTTCTAATAAAACCCCGTCATAGCTTATTCCATTTTCAGTTAATTGTTTTTTTAACACCTTGTTTTCCTCTTCTAAAACTTCCACAGCTAATCTCAAAATATCTTCTCTATATTTTTTTTCCTCCTCCATCTGTAAAGTAAAACTCCCACACTCACTCTTTTCCTTCCCTATATCTAAAAACTCTTTAAAATTATTAGTATTTTTCAAAAAACTATTTATTTTCTCGTATTCATACTTATGCACCAGGTAATAATCTTGAAGATTTATTACCACAGCCGGACAAGTTATTTTACTGTCTAAATTTTGCATTACTTTTTTCCCCCTCTCTTGTAATACTCCATTCCAACCCATACCCGTTTATTATATGACCTGCCCCGTGAGCTCTACTTACCTCCGGCTTCCTCCCACTCAAATTCCACAAACAATACCCATCTATAATACAAGCAAACACCTCCCCCATTTCTAAATCATATACATCCTCTTTTTTCACCTCATCATTCCTCACCAAACAATCCACCATGTCATCTATCGTAAAAATAAATTCTTTGTCTAATAAGAAAGAAAATATTCTCAATTTATATTTATACCGATTATCTCGATCCATCGCCACTTCTCCCGGCTTTATCCCCGCTTCTTTTATTCGTCTTTCCATTTCTTCATACATTTTTTTTTCACTTCTTTCCATTAATATTCTACTTAGATACCCTATTATCAAACCATTTATAAAACCAGAAAATATATACAACAACACTAATTCAACTATTAACTTTGTATCTTCCATACATTTTCCTTCCTTTATTCCCCAAACTTCACCAAAAATTTAGGGTTAATTACTTTAAACGAAAGCCTCCCTATCTCTATATCCTTCCTCTCTTCCACACTCCTCACTACAACCCCCTCTATTCCTACATCCACTTCCTTATTCACCACACTCTTTACATTCTCCGCCATACCCTGCAATATCTCCAGCTTCGACACCCCATCCTCTATCTGATTTAACACAAGCTCTTCTAATATAAAAGGAACAGTTTCCAACTCCAACTCTTTTATTATCCTTTTAAACTCCTTCTTCCCCACATATTCCCCATTACTCACATCATATACACTGAAGAAAAACACCTTCACCTCTCTTAATTTATATTTATTCTTCTGAATTTTAGGCCCCACTATTTCTCCCTGTAAACACAAATCTCTGTTTTCTTTTATACAAAGGTCTCTTAATTTTTCATATATATCAAATTTCTCTACTACTCTCCAATATACAGTCTCTACATTTTCCTTTCCCGGAGGCTTCATCATAAAATTCCTGGAACACACTCCGAAAAATCCTTTGCCTCCCTCATCATTTATTCCTATATCTTTCTTCTCTGTCATTATCCTAAACGCTTCTTTATTCCTGATATAAAAACAAGTAAAACTTGTCCCATCCACCTTCTCCGTTATATAAAATTTCTCCCCCTTCCATTTTTCCAACACTCCCTCACACACCTGTATCCTCACTTCATCTGTCTTCGGTAAAAACACAGGGAACTTTCCCGCCATATCTCCCCCTTGAACTATGCAATCCTCCTCACTCTTCTTTATTCCCAACCATTCCGTTAAATCATCCCCCTCTTTTAGCAATCCTTCCCCCATCATCCTATCATATTCCCCCACCCCCACATAACTATCAATTATAACAGATACCGGCAAAGCCAAACCCTGTGAATACACTCCTCTCATCTTTATCGTCTTCACTTTAAAATTACTCTTCCTCAAAAATTCAAACACTTCTTTCTCCGGCACCACACTGTCTATCTCAAAATAAACACACAGATCCCCCTCTTTAAACTCTCCTTTCCGAACCAATACTTTCCACCCTAATACCTCAGCTAAATATAAATTATCAAACTGCGGTAACGTATGAAGCTTCTTTATCCTCTGTATACTTGCTAATTTTCTTTTAAACACTATGCTTTGCCCTCCTTTCCTTCTTCTTTATTTTTTAAAAATAAATTTTCCAACGCTATGCAATCTACCAAACCCTCATCTATTTTCTCCCACATAGAAGCTTTATCACACCTTGAACATCTTAAGCTTATATCCTTACGATAATCCCCCTCATCTTCATCCTCCATAACATCTTCTAAAATCATAACTTCCCCACAACACACAAATTCTTTTAATTCCTCTTCCACTTTTTTTACACCATCCTTCCATATTTTTTCCATCTCTTCTTTAGTAGCCATTATTTATTTCCCTCCTCATTCTTTTTTAATTTCCCCTCTAATACCACTGTCTTCCACGTTACAAACTCTTCCACCCACACTCTTTGCCATTCCTCTGTAAATCCCCCCGCCACTCTCACCGCCAATTTCACAGCCTCTTCTTTTTTAGGATGGACTAAAATCTCCTGCCTCACTCCATTCTCCTCTGTCTCACCAAAACTATGCAACACCGGTAAACTTTTTTCTATTTCCCCCGTAGATATTACCTGATATGAAACTCCTATTACCTCCGAAGTACCTTCTTTTGCCTCTGATGTAACTTCCTTTTGATTTTCCATTTTTAAATTTCTCCTTTCTTATTTTTATATTTCTTCATGATGTTTTTCATATTCTTCTTTTGAAATAGGAATTGCTGATAAAATCACCTTTTCTGTCATTTGATTAATATGCAACTCTCTATTCAATTTCTTTTTTTTAATTAACCATTCTATTACAGAACCTTTGACTACGTCATTATCATAACTCCAATCATTACTACTAAACCTCCAAGCATAACAAACAATAAAATATTTCTCCTCTTCTACCGCCTTATCTATCATTTATTGCCTCCTCCCTCCTCCCAATACCATCCGTCTTTCATCTCATCCCTCTTCCTTATACAACACTCCCTTATCTCGGCCGGATAATACTCCCATCCTATCACATTCCCACTATATATCAGATATGGAACAGCGTATTCCCGATCCTCCTGCCTTTCTCCTTTCTCATCTGCTCCGGGATTAAACCTTATCTTCCTCCAAAGCTCTAACTTTTTTTCTTTATCTCCCAATTCTCTTGCGTTTCTTATATCAGATAACAGCCTGTTTAACTCTAGCTTCGATATTCCACAAACACTAAATCTCCCTCCTCCTTTTATAAATAAAGAAAGATAATACCCCTTCTCTTCCGCCTTCAATTCCAGGTCTTTATCTGGTATGTAAGGAGAAGCTATTAAAACTTTTTCTCCTTTCCCTTCTTCTTCCTCACAAGCTCTTGCCGCTTCCGCTATAAGTTCCTCTATTGCATACTCTTCGGGATTTTTTATACAATTTTCTTTTTCCTCTTCTTTTTCCTCTTTCCCTAAATTTTTAGTGACCATTAATTCTTTCCTTTTCTCTTCCTTCTTCTTCTCATATTTCTCATATACCTCTATAATCTTATTCTTTTTCATCTTTATTACCTGTCCTTTCTTCTAAATTTTCTGAAAATATTCCCGGGTTATCCTTTATTATCTGATGTAACGCCGCATCCAACACAGAAATTTTCCAATGCTCTAAATCAAGTTCATACATCCCATTTATAGCTTCGATTATTTCGTGGATAAAAGACCCCTCCTGCATCTCTCTTTCCAAATTTTTATCTAATATAATCTTCTGCCTGGAAGGATGTAGTTGCCCATAAGCTCCGGTACCCACCGTTAAATTCCTTTTATACTCTACCTTAAATGTCACCCCTCCTATTTTTACTTTATTGGTGATTTTCATTAAATAAAGCCTTTCTTTCTTTAATTTTATCTAATATACTCCTATAACAATCTGCTTTCCTACATCTAATAAATAAAGCTTCGGGTAATGCCTGACCTCTAATTAATTTTTTTGTTGCATCTTCCACTTCTTGTATATAAAGTTCAGCATCTCTTTCTATGTCTTCTATTAATTTTTCTCTCTCTGTTAAAACCTCACTCATTTTCTGAATATAACATATTAATCCTCCTCCCCCTCTATATTCTCAAGTCCAGCACTATACTTCACATATTCAATCTCTACTATATCAGGCGTTTCATAATAACAAAGATCAAATATATCTTTCAAGCCTCTTTTTATTATTTCCACTCTCTCCTTATTTTTAAATATCTCAGGCCAATGTGTTATTCTATCGTCGTTCTCGTGATTCCTAAAAACAATTAACAGTGAATAATACTTTAAATTTACTTCCGCATCCCCTCTATTTATCTTGTTTATTACTTCTCGATAATTCGGATCTTTTTCTACCAGGTCTCTTCTTAATTTGTTTATTATACCTTCAAATTTCTTTCCCACTTCTTCTACTTTAGTTTGTTGCTCCTTTGTCAAATCTTCTGTTGCTTCGTATAACTCTGTTAATAAACTCATTTATTCTTCTCCCTCCCTCTTGTAATCTATAGCATCCATCCAGTATACATATCCTTTACAATCTCGCAATCCAAGCCCACCTTCGTCACCTACTTCCTTTACTTCATATTTTTCTTTTCCATTCCAATTATAAACTACATCCCCTACTTTAAATTGACTGCTATACTCTTTTATTACTCCCCTCTTTCTCTCCTCTATCTCTTCCTCTATCTCTCCCCTTGCGTCTTCATATTCCATCTCTATTATATCCAGCCTGTCATACAACCCTCGTAATTCTTCTTCCATCTTATCCTCTAATTCTTTCTTCGTCATTTTTAACACTCCTTCCTTTCTTTTAGCTTCTCTATTGCTCTCTGATTTTCTATCCAACTACGGGAATAATCTGATAAAATCATACTATCCTTGTTTTTATCATACCATTCCCACACTTCCCGCTTCCCGGTAATAGCCATTCCCGCGCCTATCCAATCACAAAGCATTTCCTCAAGATAGCACTCCGGCATATCTAAAACAGTCATCTTATCTTTTGGTGATGAATGGTTGAATAAAATCCAATATTGCCAGTGGTGAGGATTAGCTTTCTGATGGTGTAACCACGCCTTTTCAAACGCCTTTTTTACCTGATATAACAAAAATTTCTCCGACTCTGTTTTGTTTTCCTTTTTCCGTAATTCCAAAACCCTTTCATCAGTAAAAGAATTCATATAAGGAACAAACTCCTGCAAAGATAATTTAGATAAATCGTGTATTATTCCCTGCCAATACAAATCCCTCTTAAAACATTCCACCATTACAAAATATTTATGCCTCAGAATGTATTTCAAATACCGGAACACCTTCTTTAAAACTCTCATATAATAAAATTCAACCCTCCTATCCACGTAAGTAATAGGTATC